AGCATCTTTATCAGCAGTTATTGAACCATACAACCCTCTTTCTAAAATCATAGTTGTTGAATTAGTTATTGATGCAACTCTAGCAATTTCTATATTAGTTGCAGTAGTTCCTGTAGTAGAACCCAGCTGTATTAAATCGCCAACTCTAAAATAATCTGTATCATCAACAACAAATGTAGTAGTGTCATTTTCTAATGCTGTAGCAATATCAACTATAGCAGCACTATAAAGTTTTCCACTATTAACATCATAACCACCTTTATTGTCAATAGTTTTAGCATTACCTGCCGAAGCATCCTCTGCATAACTTACCATATATTGATTAGGAAGAACCATATATTCATTCGCACCAAGTAAATAAGAAAATTGTCTTATTGTAGTTGCAGAACCTGGACCTAAATCAACACTATTAGTTTGGTCTATATTAGAATCATCTTTAAAATCTCTAACTTTAAATTGTAATTCTACTCCTACTGGACTATTGTTTTTAACAACAATTAATTTAGCACCTTTCATCCTAAGACCTGCTGCTGCTGCAATACCTACTGAAGTTCTACCAAAAGTAGCTAAAGCATTAAAACCATCTGCACTATCTATTTTTTGTTTTGATGTTATAATTTCTGTATATTGGTCAGACATTTCACAAAGATAATCTGCTCCCTGACCTGTTTTTACTGTTAAATTTGCTTCTAATCTTGCCATTATTATCTCCTAATCAAAGTGGTATAAAACCTGTGTTTGTAACATTATTGAATCTGTATTTGTTTCATTCTCAACAAAACAAGCAATAACTTTTCCTGCTGTAACATTTGCTGAATCTATTGAACAAGTGACTGTTTTGATAACATTTCTATCAACCCCTGTTGCTTGTCCATTTGCAAGTAAAGTTCCATTTGTTAAATTTCCATCACTTGTTCCACCTGCATTTGTCATATCAAAACTATATAAATGAACATTAATAGTACAATCGGTGTCTGTTGTTGTAGAAACCATAAATTTTACTGAATCTACAGTTAAGTTAGTAGGTGCTATAAATAAATTTTGTAATAAATCATCAGTAGCAGCACCTGCATCTAAAGAAGTATCAGGGTCTGTACCTGTACCACAAGCCTGTTCTACTGCTGAAAGTGAATATGAAGCTAATGGTCTGCCTACAAAATAATGTGTACCTGCTGAAGCAGGAACTAATGTTTTAGAATGAAACTCTAATAATTGAGTATTAGCAGGTGTTGATGTTGTTCCTATAATTACTTGTTCATTAGTAGTATCTGCTTGAAGTATATATGAGCCACTTGTTGATTGAACGACAAAAGTTCTTGTCCAATTATCATTTTGTGGTTGAATATGAAAAAAATCATCACAAATAGTAGCACAAGTTGCTGTACCTTCACCATCTTCTATTTGAGAACCTGATGTAGAAACACCATTAGTTTCATCTGCTACTTTTAATAAACTCTTATATGTATCTTTTGGCGATTTTCCTGCTAAACTACCCATCTAAACTCCTAATTTATATAATATTCTAAAACTAATGTCCAAACCAAATCATAAACTGCATTTTCTGCATCAACTGAAATAGCTATTATATCTCCTGTAACAAAACTTGAAGCACTTGTAAAATCAAATGTAAAAGCAGTATCATCAGGATTCATCTCTACTGTTATTTCTTCTGTTGCCGTTGCGTTTGGAACTTCTGTTCCTTCAGATGATTTATGAAAACCTGCAACAACTGTATCTGCTCTTGCTTCACTTCTTAAAACTAATTTTTTAACTATACCATCATAAGGTGGTGCAAATGCTATAAATTCATTACCACCAGTTGTGCTTGTTTTTTCTATAGAATAACCAACAAGTGGTAAATAAAATTTTGTTGTACTTGAAGCATAAGTTCCACCATTTAATATATGTAAAGTGGGTTGTTTAACTATAGATCCAGTAACCTCTAAATCTCCATTAACTTTAACTTTACCTTTAACACTATTATCAGGATAAGGGGAAGACATCTCAAGTGGAGATGCCTTACCACCTACCTTTAATGGTTTTAGATTAGAAGACAAAGGATAACCATCACCTAAAGTGACTTCATTAACTAAACGATTACCTTTTGTCTTGTATGGCATTACTTATCAGACCTCAACCCTCTGATTAAACCTCTTAATGCTCCACCTATAAAATTATCTATCAAATCAATAAACCAAGGTTCTATAGTCTTATTCCATATTCCTTTAGTAAATTTCCATTGTGCTAATCCTAAAGTCATAAATCTTCCAAATGTAAAGCATAATCCTTCTACCCAAGCACAAATCTCTTTATTTGGTATCTTTTTAAGCACATAAAGTGCTATTCCACCACCAGTTCCACCTATTAATAATCCTGCGTTATTTGATATAAAATCTAACATATTATTTCTCCTTTATAATAGTTTCTAATATTTCTATACGGCTTCTAAGTCTTTCAACTTCTTTATCTAACTCATTAGGTTCTTCAACATAATGAAGGACTTTATCTAGTTTAAATTGCGTTCTGATTAGTTTGGCAACTGCTTTGATAACCATTTTCTGTACTAACATTTTCCGTTCCCATCTATAATCTCACCCCATAATGAAGTTTTGCCGTTTATTATTTGTATAATATGGACTGTAAACAGTCCTCCTCTAAAAAAATCTACGATAGCAAAAGCGTGTGCCCAGTTAATCCTTCTATGGTCAAGCCAATCATTAGCTTCTGCTGCCATATCCTTCAAACATCCAATACTCCAGGCAGACTTAGGCCCATCCATATGAGTAGCAGACATTTGTTGTAAATCGTGCCAATGTCCATACATAACATTACAACCAAGTTTACGTAAATGGTTACTTGTATGGTATTGACCACCATATTGATGTCCGTGATATAGGTATAATTTACCTAATTTTAAGTGTTTTCCAAAGGGAATATATTTGTAACCTCTACCTTTTAAGTCTACTGCATTTTTAAACTTATATTGAGGTATGTAAGGATACTTCTCAACAGCCATATTTAACCAGTTATCGTGATTACCTTCTGTGATGTATCTTTCCTCACAATTCACTTTGTCTAAACTCTCGTCAATCTGATCCATACCAGCATTGACATCTTTTACGTCTTTTTCAAAATCTTCTATTAAGAACTCAAGAGGTGGTGCTTTTTTACGTTTATATTTCCAAGCACTAAAAGCCGACCATTCTCCAACGTCACCTAAATCAACATAAGCATCAGGCTTGACTATTTCAATAGTCTTTTTTAATACGTTTATAGCAGGTTGGTCGTGTAAAGGAAAATGTTTATCAGGTGTTACTATTACTCTTTTAACTACACCTGTAGACAATTATTTAATCTCGCTTTTTATTTTTTTAATTTGATATAAAAAATAAGCAATAAGAACAACCATATAGCTTAATTCAATTAATGGACTAAAAAAATCTATCCATTGTACTATATAGCCACTTAACCCAAGTCCACCAGCCTTTAAACTTTCAACGTCCAACTTCTACCTCTTTTACTCTATTACTTAATTCTTTTGCTCTATTAGGTGTTTGTTTCGCCCAAAGGCTATCAAGCATTTCTTCTGAAGCATCGTGAAACTGCTTGTTTTGTAAATAAGCTATTGTTTTCTTAAACTTAGAAAATCCTCCAACACCTAATTGATAACACATTTCCATAACAACATCTTTAATTTCTTGAGGCATATACTTATACCAGCTAAACTTAATTTTAATCATATCGTTTAAGTCTTTAAGTTTACGTTCAAGAATGATGTCACATATATCTACATCTAATTCTAAATCTTTAATGGCGAAGCCGTAGCCTATAGTATCAATCCCTAAAGAATCTTTATAGACTACGCCTACATAACCTTCGTGTTGCTTAATACTCTCTATTAAACTCATCTCTGTCTTTCTTGAAAATTTTGTCATAATTTTCTTTATACTTCTTATCAGTAACAGGAATCCTGTATGAATCGCCTTTACCATTTTGAACTTCAGTCATTAATCGCTATCTAATACTACTAATGTAAATATTTTACTTCCAAATTGTGTGCAAGTAACATTTAAATTTGTAGTAGCTACTAATTCAGCGTCTTGTGAAGTAATCCAATCTTGTACATCTTCTGCTAAATTACCATCTGCATCACCTGAAGTACCAACTATTTTATCGTCATTATGTAAAAAACTTTTAGCTACTATCGGCATTATTTACCATCCTTTTTAGCTTTTTTAGCTACTTTTTTAACTACTTTTTTAATTTCACCACCATTTTCATCACATTCTTCAAATCTATCTTCTAAAGACTTTATATCGTGATTAGAATTTGCTTCAAAAATTATTCCACTTCCTTTTTTAAAAAATCTTTTCATATTATCTCCATATTAAAGGGGGCAGTTACCTACCCCCTTATTATTCTTACGTTAAGAACTAAGAAACGTCAGATAAGATATAAACACCATAAGCGTCTATTAT